GAAGCACAAGCTATCGTTACTGGTGAAATCGAAGCAGCACAAACTGCTTGGGATGCATTGTCAGCTGAAGAGCAAGAGCTACGATCTAGACCAGTAGTATATAATCTTCCATAGTCTTTAACCTATGGCAAATTATTCAAACGTAAAAGGATTTACAGTTCAAACACTGTCAACGGACACTGTTGCGTCTGCAGTCCCAAGCACAACTTGGGCTAGTGGTGGTGATTTAAACACAGCTAGAGCAAACACATTTGCTTATGGAGCAACGGGGACAGCAGGTGGGGCCGTTGGTGGAACTAGTAGTACAGCAGTTCACGAACAATATAACGGCACAGCGTGGACAGAAGTTGGAGATTTAAACACTGGAAGATACGCAGAATCAAGAACAGGATCTGGAACTCAAACTGCAGCTTTAGTTTGTGCAGGTGGTGGTGTGTCAGCTATAACAGAAACTTATAACGGTTCAGCGTGGACTGAAGTAGCAGATTTAAATACAACAAGAAGAGCATCGGGCGGTATAGGCACTCAAACAGCTAGTTTTAATGTTGGTGGAAGAAATCCTCCAATTGGAGATTATGCTAATGTAGAATCTTGGAACGGATCAGCTTGGACAGAAACAACAGATATTAACACAGCAAGATATGGATTAGGAGGAATTGGAAGCACAACAAATTCATTAGTTTATTCAGGGTATGCAACTCCAGCAGGATATGTAAAAAATGTTGAGACTTGGAATGGATCTTCGTGGACTGAAGTAACAGATATAAATGCTGTTCATTATGCTGGCGGTGCTTCTTCTACAGGCAGCACTAATACAGATGCATTAGTTTTTGGAGGATCTACTGGAACAACAAATTCAGCTACTACAGAACTTTGGAACGGTTCAACTTGGACAGAACTAAATGATTTATCTACAGCAGTTTCAAGTAACGGAGGAACAGGTTCATCTACAGATGCTATATCGTTTGGTGGAACCACACCCCCTACAGTAGCGACAACACAAGAATGGAATACACCATCAGTATTTACAAAAATAACTGAAGGACAATTATTTTTTAATTCAACAACAAACACTTTTAAAGAAACGATAACAGATATGGCTGGTGCGACTTGGGCATCTGGTGGAGATACAAGCACACAGGATTCAGAAAGAGGTGGAGGGGCCGGAACACAAACTTCAGGTATTATATTTGGTGGTGGTAATCCTTCTACTGCTTATTTAAATGCGACAGAGGGTTATAATGGATCAACTTGGAGTGATTTAGCAACTTTAACTACGGGAAGAAGAGGTATTAAAGGTTCTGCAAATGCACCTTCAAATACAGCAGTTATAGCTTTTTGTGGTGAAGTTAGTGGTGGTGGTGCTAGTAATGCGGTTGAACTTTGGAATGGATCTTCTTGGTCTGAAACAACAGAAGTTAATACAGCAGTGAAGTATGCAGGAGGTTGTGGAATATCAACTGCAGCTTTTAAAGTATCTGGAGGTCCAAATGCTGTTGAAAGTTGGAATGGATCATCTTGGACCGAAATTGCTGAAGTTAACGATGGTAGACAAGAAATGATGTCGACTGGACCAACTACATCAGCAATTGGAACTGGAGGATCGTTTCCAGGTGGATCACCTCCGAATGCTGGTATGAATTCAGTTGAAGTTTGGGATGGATCTAGTTGGACTGAAACAACAAATTTAAACACATCTAGAAAAGGTCAACATGGTATTGGAGGAACATCAGGTAATGATGCTACAGTTTTTGGTGGAGAAGCTCCACCAGGAGCAACTGCAAATACTGAATTTTGGAACGGATCTTCTTGGACTGAAGTAAATAATATGGGAACAGCTCGACAGGTTATAAGTTCAGCTGGAACAGCAGGATTGGCTTTTGCTGCAAGAGGAACACCTCCTCTTACAAATGCAACGGAAGAATTTACAGCAAGTTTAGCTAACAAAACAATTACAGCGAGTTAATTATGGCAACGTATAAAGAAGTAAAAGGCGTAACAGTACAAACAAGAGACACGGATCCAACTTTAAATATTGGAACTTGGTCTAGTGGTGGTGCCTTAAACCAAGGCAGAAGTTTATTAGGTGGTTTTGGAGCACCAACAGGTGCTTCAGCAAATATTGTTTTTGGAGGAGATAATCCAGCAACAGCAAGTGATTATGCTATAACAGAATCTTATAATGGAACTTCTTGGACTGAAGTAGGAGATTTAAACCAAGGTAGAACAGGTGTTGCAGGATTTGGAACTACTACTGCGGGATTTGCAATAGGTGGAAATTATTCTGGTGCTCCAGGAGCAGGAGGAAATCAAGTAGAGTCTTGGAATGGTTCAGCGTGGACAGAAACAACTGAAATCAATAGTGCTAGAATAGCTGGAGTTGCAACCGGTATAACGACAGCAGGTTTATTTTCAACTGGTACATCACCTACTAGCGGATCACCAAGTTCAGTAACTTTAAATGAATCGTGGAATGGTAGTGCTTGGACAGAAGTAGGAGATTTAAACCAAGCAAGAAGAGATGGAGCAGGTTCAGGAACTACTAATACTGCAGCTCTTGTGTTTGGTGGAAGAAATCCACCTGCAAATACAACAGGATTAGCAACTAACGAATTATGGAACGGGTCGTCTTGGACTGAAACAGGAGATTTAAACTTAGCAAGAATGCTGTTATCAGGTTCTGGTAGTAGTACAGCAGCAATAGCTTTTGCAGGAAATAATCCAACACCAGGAAGACTTACACAAACAGAACAATGGGACGGAACATCGTGGACAGAAGTTAATGACCTTGCAAATGCTCGTATGGGTGCTGCAAGTGGTACCGTTGGAACTTCTACATCCTCTTTAGCTTCAGGAGGAGAAACTACAGCATCTCCCGATACACAAGCTCTTACAGAAGAATGGAATTTCCCTTCAGGACCTCACTTAAACGAAGGTGATATATTTTTATCTGGAGGCACAACGTTAAAAGGTTTTGGAAAAGCGGCTGGGATACCAGCAGCGACTTTTGCTTCTGGTGCTAGTTTAAATACAGCCAGAGGTTATCTTGGAGGTGCGGGCACTGACCACGAAGCTTTGTTAGCTTTTGGTGGAACAACAGGACCTGCTACACAGTCTATAACGGAACAGTATGACGGAAGTAGTTGGACTGAAGTTAATGATCTTAATACTGCAAGAGCTAATGTAACTGGATTTGGTTCTAGCACAGCTGCTATTGCAGGGAATGGATCTACACCTACTAAAGCTGAAACAGAAAGTTGGAACGGAAGTGCTTGGTCAGAAATTGCAGAATTAAATTTTTCAAGAAGTGATTCAGCTAGTGCTGGTACTCAAACTAGCGGAATGATTGCTACAGGAACACCTGTTCCCGGAAATCCTTCTCTTCGACCAGGAGGAAGTTCAATAGTCACTGAAGTTTGGAATGGTTCTGCTTGGACTGAAGTAGGTGACACAAATACACAAAGATTACAGGCGGGAATGGCTATGGGTGGCTCAATAACTGCTGGCATAATAACCGCTGGTGAGGACGGACCAGGATCTAGAACTGTAAATGCTGAGACATGGAATGGAACAAGTTGGACCGAGGTTGGCAATATTTCACAGCAAAGAGGATCAGTTTATAATTTTATGGGTAATTCATCATCTGCAAATATAGCAGGCGGATATAGCGGAACAGCTAGAGTAGCTAACAATGAACATTGGAATGGAAGTAGTTGGACTGAAATAAATGATTTATCTACAGCTAGAAACGCAACTTATGGTGGAGGTTCAGCTGTTAACGGAGCAGTGTTTGGTGGAGATACTGGAGATTATCAAAGTCTTACAGAAGAGTTTATATCAGATGATACATTATCTAGTGTAAGTTTCGACTAGACTTGACCTTTATATAGAAAGGTATATAAAGAGATTAGAAATGAATAAAGGAGATAGAATGTCAAAAGAAAAACGTAATATAGCTACCAAGCTAGAAACAGAGTCAAAGTATTTAACAAATATTTTAGATAGG